CAGTATCAAAGTCAGCATCCATAGAGGTAGCCATCGGGCTACGTGTGAAGTGCTTCAGACCGTTAGGAACGTCGGTCATAAGGAAAAACGCATCAGTATCTGTTAGATAGTGATTGATCGTGTAACCTTCAGGGACGGAACCATTATTGCGAAGTGCATTCAGGTCGTTGTCCGCTGTACCCACACGTCCTTCGGTCTCTAGCAAACGAGTTGCCACAAACTGCAGATTCGGTGGGATGACCAGTTTACGAGGCTTTGCTGCAATCAGCAGACCGCGCTCATCAGTCCAACCTGCAATCTGAATAACGGCGGCTTCAAGTGAAGTCTCGTTAAGATCCGCTGCAGTTGCAGGCTCGTTGGAGTTGGTGCCACCACTAACAAGCGGGTGGTCAGTGGCACAAAGTGACTTACCGTCACCGTATGTAGTACCGGCAGCAAAGGCATTATTTAGGATTGTAGCTGCCTTAACTTGTTTTGTGTACGCCATAGCACGAGCGAGTGCCTTCGTATAACGAGCTGACAGTGAGTCATACAAGTTATCTTCAATAGCCTCCTCGGTGATAGAGAAGCCCATCGCGACGGTCTCGTGTGTATAGCGAGCGGTGAACGCCTCTTGCGCATTGTCATATTCGATGGCAGAGCCTTCGTTTTTGACTGGTGCTGCTGAGAAGCCCGATAATTTGGTCTCCTCTTCAAAAGAGCGATCAGAGGTCTCTGTTTCAAAGATCTCTGCGTGTTCTTCACCGTATTTTGCGTACTCCAATCCGAACAAAGCGTTCAGGCCGGGAAGGAGTTCTTTAAGTAGTTGTGCGCGTGAAATAGCCATTGTCTACCCCTCCTTATACGCCGACAGTGTGGTTGTAACGATGGTAGGTCTCTGTGAGCTTAACGATAAACTCAACAAAGTTACCAGAACTGTTCGCTGTATCAGGTACAACATCAACAACAGTAATCGGCAAGATTGTCGTTACGTTGTTAATGAATACACCCATACGGCTGTTACCAGACGCTGTTACACCAGTGTTAAGCACAAGCTCTGCGTTGCAAGAGATTGCGTTAGCGCGAGTGATATACGCTGGAAGCAGTCCACCAGTTGCGCCATCAGCAGACGCGCTAGTGCAGTTTACTACCTTGAACAGTACGTTTGGATCGTCACATACATAGGCTTCAATGTCGGAAGCTACGATGCTTCCGGGGTAGCTTTGGCGGAAGGTCAGTTGACCTGTATTCGGATCTGTATAGCTACAGCCCATGAATACGCCAATAACACCAACAACAGGCGAAGTATCGTTCTGTAGTGTGGTGATAATAACAGTACCATCGTTCTTGTACTGCACCACGTCTCCGTAGAAGAGAGCCGTGCCGTAGTTTGAAGCAATGGGTACCTTACGTGTAGAACCCGCATAATTATGGCCACCAATCATTCCGATCGGGCGGAGGCCATAAGGGGCATCAATAGTAGGATATGCCATCTATTTGTCTCCAGACAACAAGGGTTTGATATTAACCCCCAGAGCCAAAAGTAACTTTTGTTTTACGCTCATGGAAAAGCGGCATCCGAGGATCGTTTTCTCTCATAAGGTTGTTATCGACTGATTCAATCTGGCCTCTAGTTTGCTGCTCATAATAAGCGGTGCGCTCTTCAATCAGTTCTTTTGGAGCTTTGCAAAGAATAAGACCACCAATTACAACGTTATCTTTGAACTTCTCGTTCTCAATAGTAACCATTGTAATCTCTGGATGATCTGATGCTCTTACAGGCTCCCAACCTTCACGAAATTTTGAGGAAACGTTAGTGGCGTCAGTTTGCCCCTGCGTGGCGACTCTAATCCAGCGAAATGCGTAACCCGGCTCGGGATTCGGTGACGGCAAGGTCTCGGGTCTTTGCCAAGCTCTTGTACGGGTCGTTTTTTCGCGAGTGGTCTGTTCACGGTTTATACGGTTTTCAGCCATTACTCTTCCTCATTTCTTCTGCAACCTTTTTGGCGTATAGATCTAGTGGTACTCCGAGCCGTTTGGCAATGTTGACCTGTGTTTGCGTCAGCTTGATCTTCTTCGGTGCTACGCTCCGCGTTGCGGGTGCAACCACATTCGGTTGCCTCTTTGGCTCTTCGACTTCTTCAGTATCCTCGAAACTATCGGGGAATACTTGGCGCATACGAGTGTCAATCTTCTCGTAGTATTCGTCGCTCCCTACGGCTACGCCGTTGTTCAGGAGCTTTTGGTGCAACCCCAATGCTAGTGATGTCATTTCTTCGTCAGAGTTAAACCACGGGTTGGCCCGCGCCCACTCATCAGCTCTAGCATCAACTGCCACTGGGGCGGTTTCTGTTGGTAAGTTAACAGGAGTTTCTTCTTCCTGTAAAGCAGGAAGTTTGAAATTGTTTAGCCTATCGGCCTTAATCTTAGCAGCCGTTAGGTTTTCTTGTGCTTCTACGACTGCTTCTGCGTCTCCGGCCTCATACGCTTCTTTATATTTTGCTTTGGCCTGCTCAAGATCGCCAGCAGCCGAACGTTTAGCTTGGTCAAGCATGGTTGACTGATTCTTACCAACCGTGCCTTTCAGCTCTTTATTCTCATCTACCAGCTTTTTGGCAAAGGCTTCTAACTCTTGCCTTTCGCGGAGCGCTTGTTCTTTTGCCCGGCGCTCGTCGTGGTAGCCTTTGCTGAAGTGCTTGATCCTGTTTTTGACTTTGTCAGAGTATTCTTCAAGCTCTTCATCAGTGATATCGCTCGGCGGTTCAGAGACCTTACGCCCTCGATCAGCCTTTGGCGTATCATCAACAACTTCAACCTCAAATCCATCATCTTCAGTATCCTTTTTACTCTTAGGTTCTGCCTCAGACTTCTCAGGTTTCTTGCCAGAAATATCAATTTCAACGGCACTAGAATCCTCCACCTCTATTTCTGGTTTCTTGGTGTCTTCGTCTGGAAACGTATATTCAACCTTTTGAAATGCCATAATATAACCTCTTATACTTTGCAGATACCACGAGGATCAGGAACTACTGCCTCAATGGAATCGTCATTCATCAACCGGAACTCTTTGCCGTTTACCTTGAACCTAGTGCCAGTGTTCATGCGAAACATCACATAGTCACCCACCTTGCACCATGGACCCGAAGGGAACCGCTCTTTGTCACTGTATGCAGCATCGCCCATGTCGATGACTGCTCCCATGATAGACATGATGTATTCTTTGTGCTTCTCGCTGTCTGTCTTCAACAGGCTACTACCTTCGTAGTAATCTTCGATATCAGGCAGGGCTACCAACACGCGGTATCCACAAGGCTTGGGCAGTTGTGCATCCCAATCTTCATCAAGAGTAATTTTTTTGATTGGTTCAGTCATCATCATCTTCCAGTTGGTTTCGCGAGAGGTCGGTTACATAGTTAAGACAGGCGTCGAGACCTCGGATCAAGCCTGTAACTTCCTTGTACTGAGCAAAGTCTTTAGCTCCACCAGCACTAAGAAACTCTAATGCAGAGGACTTATCCTCGTTTAGTTTGTCAGAAAGCACGTCAAAGACGGTTTTTGCCATGATTAGCTAGAGTCCTTCTTGCTGTTAGCGACGATCTTGGCCACTTCCAGATCCGTCTTGTTCTGCTCGGCACGTTTGCTAGCCCGCATCTGTACACCAGCCTTCTTGGCGTCAATGCCAACCTCTATCTTCTCAAGCTCAAGCCGCTGCTCTTCAAGTTTGGCATCTGCCATATCCTTGACAAGTTTGCGCTTCTGCTCTTCTTGCTTGATCTGCATGTCTCCAGCATCCTTCTGTGCTTTACGCTGCACTTCTTGAGCCTTGACTTGCAACTCCTGCTGTTGCAGCTGGAACATAGGATCTTGTGCTTGTTGCTGTGCCTGCTGTTGTGCGGCCTGCTGCTGATTTTCTTGTGTAAGCTGCTTGCCAGCCTCTGCAACCACGCGTGCGAGTTGTACTTCTACTTCCTCTGGAAGTTGCTCGTTCGGTGGTGGTAGTTCGGCTCCCATCCGCTCTTCGATCTCTTTGCGGTATTTGAAGCCAAGATGCTCTGCAATGTGGGCCTGCAGGGATGCCATAATCTGTTTTGCTTGCGGGTTCTGCCCGATCATACCCATAACCTGTGGGTCTTGCATGAACGCCATATGTGCGCCGATATGCGCCTCGTGGTCTTGGTAGATAAACGCCTTCATAGGCTTGCCAATCAACGCGTTCATGTTCTCGCTGATTGGATCCGCAGGCTTCATGTCATCCTTCACAGGGACAAGTTTGTCTGCGTTCTTTACCCCTAGAACCTCAATCATCTGCCTGTGCAACTGAGGTAGGTCATAAATCTGCGGTGCCTGAGACGACATCTGCAGGACAGCTTGATACTGCACCACACGCTGCGCCATTGTAGAACTGTTAGGATCACTGACGGGGATGACATCCACCATCATGTAATCAGCCTGACGGGCAGTAACCTCCCCTCGTACCGGCTGATACGAATACTCCGCTGGCGCGTATTCAGCCATCAAAGCCTTAAGGAGCTTAAACTCCTGCTTCATGGCGTAATGAACACGGGCTTGTACTGCAGCCATAGGCTTTAGTGTACGCTCCAAGAGCGCCAGCGTTGTGCCTACCGGAGCATTGGCAGACATGTCCGATATGTTCATGTCGCTGATGGCACCCAGTCTGCGGCCTTCGTTAGTGATCTTATCTAGCAAGGCTAGAAGTGTTTGGGACGGCTCCTTGTAAGGCAGAGGCATGATGTTGTCACGGATGCTACCTGACGGCACATCCACATCCTTAAACTCTCCCGGCTCAATAGGAACATCGTCCCCCTTGATACGCAGCCCACGGGACTTCAGTCCACCGGGCAAATTAGCGAGCGTACCGGCATCGACAAGTTGGCGTATCAAGGAGGTTCCTGCCCGAGCATACCCACCGATAATGTGGACAAGCCCTAGGCCGTAAAAGCCAAACCCCGGTACATACGGGTAGTGTACGAAGTGTTGGCGCTTCAATGATAGTGGATCTTCAGGGTTCCAGTTCCTGCGAACTGCTAGGATCTCCCCTGACCCACGCTCTATAGTCACTACATACGGCTTGGCAATCTCATCCTCAGAGTCGTCAATACCGTCGATTACAAGGTCAGCATGTACTTCGTACAGCGCATACCGATCGTCGTCAGTCAGAGAGTATCCACCCTCTTCAGCTTTACGGATCTCAATGTCCGAGTGATACGGCTCTGGTTCACTCAACTCCATATCACGGTAGAACCCGTTAACCTGTAGTTTCTTCAGCTCGTTCTTGGTCTTACGCATGACGTGCGTAACACGCTCTGCAGTCTCAATATGTGACGCGCTGTATGGCACGATACAATCTTCTGCGGGTATGAACAGCGCAACCTGACGCCCGATGTTGGGATCATGGTATACTTTCTTGAACGCCGAGCCGCCCAACCCCAAGCTATACAGGAGTCGCTCATGCTCTGGGCGATACTCAACCATATTCTCGGTAAGTTCATAGTTCATGTCAGCTTTGACACGCGCAGCAGCTTCTTCTTTCTCCTTGGTTTCTTCGCCTAGAATCTTGGTCTTTACAGGACCAAGCGAAGGGAATGTTTCGCTCATGGTCTCAGCTTGAAACCGTATGGCAGCTTCTGCCAGCACTGTGGAGTACACACCACATGCGCCCTGCCACGGGTCAGTACGCTCTTCGTACTTGAACCCCAACACGTCCAGACCGTCTACAAATGTATCGGCCCACTCTTTGCGGCTATCAATGTCAGAATCAATCAACCCGATAAGCTCATCAGACAGAGCGGCAAGCTCTCCTTCTTCCATCTCTTCGGCAAGATTACCATCGAACGGCATATCCCCCATATCCTGACCGGGGATGAGAGTTATCTCTACGCTCCCGTCATCCAGAGTAACCATATCTGGATTGACTACTTCTATCTCCAGATCTACTTCAGGCATTTCGCCTTCTGGAAGCGCCTCGTCCATGCCCATGGGAGCTTGGTATAACCCTTTTTCAACTGCCATAATACTGACCCCTAATAATATCCGCCATTACGTCGCTTGAAGTACCGCTGTTCTTCCGGCTCGTCACTAGGCAGACGTATAAAGCCCCCTTGGCGGAATCTCATAAGGGCCATTACCGTTGAATCGACCAAGTCATCATGGCTCATAAACGGAAATCCTGCAATCTCTTCGATCACTTCCTCGGCCCAGCGAGTCTCCGGCATCCAACACATGCCTGACGCAACGATATCTGATACGGAGTTCAATCGGGCCAACTTATCTCCTGAACCTCTGTGCGGGGTGTATTCCTGTACAGGCAAACCAGACCTGCGCATCTCCTGATACAGGGCCGTACCAGCGCTTTTCTTCTCGACGATGAACGCGTCCGGCTCCCACTCTTCATATTCTTCCATGGCGAGCTGCTTTAGCTCTGGGAACTCCATACGCTTTTTTATGCTGTTTAGCAATATAATATTATAATTATCCACCTCTTCATTCAAAAACACACCCCACGTTGTCAATGCTGTGTAGTCAGCACGATTGTGTGTTTCTGCTGCCGCATCCAAAGACATGATAACGTATTCACAATCGGGTGGGTACTCCTGCTTCCATATTCCCCACCAGTCCCGCTTGATAAGCGCAGCCTCTTCGGCGGTAGGTTCCTGCTGGTACTGCGCATTCCATTGAAACGTGGGCATTGATGCCTTGGTACGCAGTAATGCGTTAAGGTCGAAGAACTCAGGCCATAGTGGTTTCTGTTCTGACTTCTTTGTTTTCTTGTTTACCACATCTAGTATCGCTGGGAACTCGACTACATCATACTGATCGGCCCGTTCGTTCTGCACCATGTCCCGTGTCACACGCCCTGTGAGATCATCCATGTGCCACCGCGTCTGGATTATAGCCACACGCCCACCGGGCATCAGTCGTGTACGCGCTCCAAAGGTGAACCATTCGTATGCTTTTTCAAAGACTTCAAAATTTCCGTTAATGACATCTTGTTCGGAATGGGGATCGTCAACGAGCAAGAGGTCAGCACCACGACCAGCAATAGAGGAACCAATACCACACGCATAATACTCACCTCCAGAGTTAGTGTTCCAACGTCCAGCAGACTTAGAATCCACAGCAAGTTTTACTGCGGGGAAGATAGAAGCGTATTCATCAGTAGATATGAGATTACGAACTTTACGACCAAAGTCTACCGCCAGATCAGTGGTGTGCGATACCATCATGACCTTCTTGTTGGGGTTACGTCCCAAGAACCAAGCAGGGAAAAAGATCGAAACAAGCTGTGATTTACCGTGTCTGGGCGGGATATTGACGCAAATACGGTCTTTTTTGCCCTCTGCGATGTCCATAAGCATGTTTCCAAGCATCCTATGGTGTTTTCCGACGATATAATCGGGCTGCATACGCTTACAGAACTCTATCAGGTCGTCATGAGCTGCCTGATTCGTCTTTCTGGTGCTTAATTCATCAACAAGACGGTCAATCTCCACGATTTCATCGGCAGAATACTGATCTAGGTTGTCCAGCATCTGCTGAACCTCTGATTCGGTGAAACTTTCAGTCGTCATCGAACTTTTCGTCCTCTTTGAGACCAAGTTCAGCGTCAACATCCAGCGACTCACCGTCTATAACGACTACATCTTGTATCTTTTCTTCTGGAGTGCTGAGTTTTTGCAGTTTTTCACGCAATTTTGCGCGTAGGTCGTCCGTAGACTGGTGAGTTATGGTCACTTCGGACTTCTCTGCAAACAAACCAACGTCAGATATCTTACCAAGCAGCTCCAAAGCGCGTATTCGCACTCGGGGATCTGGATTTTCGGTCTCTTCGATGAGCTTGTTGGTCACAAGGTGGCGTACTTGCACTGCACTCTCTACGACAGAGTGACCAAACTCCTGCAATATGTTGTTTGTGACTATCAACGATGCAGGTGTGAGTGTCGCTACCTTCTTTGTGGTAACTTTTTTGGATGTTGTGTCGGGGTCATCAGCGTAGGCCATCGTA